GTCGAATGCATACGTAAACCGTGAATACTTAACTTTATTAGATGGTGGAATCGTTGTAATGACCCTTGGGTCAGCCACCTTGCTATATGATTCTTTCTTTATGAATGATTTCACAGAGGAATCAGATGTGCCAACATCCATGACTCCTTGCTCATAAAGAACTCGTTGAGTAGGCCTACCCTGCCTATCAAACACCTCATCAAAGTCCACAGGATGACCAACGTGTGGTTCCGGGATCATTAAGGCCGCGAATTCTTCCATATAACCAATCATCTGAGAGCTCAACTCCAACTCTGGGTTCTTAACATCGTTTATCCTACCATTGACAGCTTGCTTGTCATTTGATGGTGATAAATCTGGTGCATAAGACTCGGTATCGAGTGGGCTCATGAAAGGTTTAACGCTCATTTTACAATCTGGATCATATCCAAGACCCGTAAACTGATAAGAGTTCACAGCTTGGGCTACGGGGAATACGGTATCAGGCTTTCGTTTAAGACCAGCGCGGTGGTATGCTACCAGAATTGCAGCGGAATTGCTATCGGACTCTTTGACATGTGTTTTAACACTCGCCATATTGATATCCGTTTTGCTAATTTCCGCTGATACTGATAGCCCATCATCATCACTAGCAGGCAAAGATGCGTCAAGGTACAGGCCAGCCTTGCCTGTGTGGCGGGTTAAACCATCTGGTCCTTGAACATCTAAGCGCGTATAATAATTGCCTTCAGAGTCTTCTTCAACGACTCGCAGTCGCTTTAGAACATCACCCTCTACAAAGCTGGTGATATGGAAAAATGGACATACGGTTCTAAAAGTCGGTACAAGTAAGATAAGCTGATGGTTATCGTCCACCTGCTTCCTCTCAACATTATACGCAGTACTTTGTGCAAACCCATACCAAGTATAACCATTTGCCACGATAACATCGTTACCGTAGCTCCACAAGGGATGGTTGTACTCAGCACCGCCACTAACACTATAACACACATTATTATCTTTATCAAACGTGAACGAGTATTCACCTGTAGACTTAGCAACACCATTAGGTACAAATGTGTATATTGCAGCAGGTTTAGCATCATTTGAAAGCTCTGCCCCCATATCAACGTAGTAGTCCACATCGATGTAGGCAGCGAGATCAAAATCGCCAGGGTCTGAAACAGCCTCACAATTGAGGTCTTTTGCCCAGTAATAATTCCTGTCGCCAGCCCTTCCCAATTTCTGATCCGCAGCACTCTGCGACCTGAAAGCCGGTTTGTAACCAATAAGCTGACAAAAATAGACAACCATACTTGATGCCGCAGAACGATCAGCAGCAGAAGTAGGATGTGTATGATTCTTAGCTTTCTTAGCAACAACCTTATCCATAGAGTTGAATACGCTACGGATGTTTCGAGAAGAACGTTTAGGCTGTCTTGAAAAAGCTCGTAGTATTCTAACGACTGTCGTTTGCCAATGCCAACGCAAATAGCGCAAATAACAGCTAATACTAACAACAACTCCGAGACATGCAAATAATATACAAATGCACCACAGTAACATATCATCAAGGGAGATACATTGACATTCGTCGAACCCGATGCCAATGAACGCACCAAAAGGATAAGTAGTGCTACAACTATAACTGACATGGCGTTCCGGACAGGAATACCACGACTCAAAGTTAATTAACTTCGAGATTAACCAACTTATACCTAAGAAAACCATACTAAGGTGTAAGCGAACGATA